AGATGATACTCATATCAGCGTATTAGAGTCATTTGTTGATTTTAAAAAAAGGTATGCTAAACCTACAGTTAAACTTTCTGTTGAGAAGGATGTCGTTTTTACTGAAGAATTGGTTAATGCTGCTAATGTATATCCAGAACACTTACCTCGTCTACCAACAGGAAATGTCGATAAACGTACTAATCAATATAAAGAATGGATTGCATCGAAAGAAGCTGCATAAATAAATAATCATATTATCCCTATTGGAATTAAATTGTGCCAATCTATCCATTAAAAAATACTGAAACTGGCGAAATCTTTGAGAAAATTATGAAGATTGCCGAATATGAAGAATATGTTAAAGATAATCCTCATATTCAAAGATATTATGATTCTGAATGTTCAAAAACTAGTTTCGGCGACCCAGTTAGACTAGGAATTAAAAAACCGCCTGCTGATTTTATGAAAGGCGTTATTGGGAGAATGAAAGAGTCTATCCCTGGAAATACACTCCATGATAGAAAGTTTCAAATTCCAAAGGAATATTGAGATGTTCTTATAGTAGTAAAAAAGACCCGCGAATCGACTAATAATCGGTAAGCGGGTTTTTCACTTTAAATCAACCATAAAAGGAATTTATGTTAAAACCTAAAAACAGATCTAAAAAATCAGCAAATAGAGTTTCTGCATTGCATTTTGAATTAAAAAAAATCTATCCAATGACAGAAAACCAAAAGAAAGTGTTTGATTTGTATGATGAAGGAAAGAACCTAGTCGTGTATGGTAGTGCTGGTTCTGGAAAAAGTTTTTTAAGTTTATATCTAGGTCTAAAAGAAATGCTTGATGAAGCGGCATTTAGTAAAATCGTAATCCTGCGATCTGCTGTTGCAACTAGGGATTTAGGATTTCTTCCTGGAACTGAACGAGAAAAAATATCTGTTTATGAAGCTCCATATCGGTCAATAATTAACGAATTATTTGGTCGAGCTGATGCTTATGATATTATGAAACAAAAAGATATTATCGAATTTGAATCCTCTTCATTTTTGAGAGGTTTAACATATGCCAATTGTTTAATTTTCGTAGATGAAATTCAAAATATGACATTACATGAAATCTCGACAATCGTAACAAGATTAGGGGAAAATTCAAAAATTATTTTTGCTGGGGACGTTCGTCAGTCAGATTTAAATGAACGAAAAGAAAATTCAGGAGTTAAAGATTTAATTTCTATTGCCACAATTATGTCTGAATTTTCTTTAGTTGAATTTACTGTTGACGACATCGTGCGTTCAGATATCGTTAAAAGTTTTCTTATTGCTAAAGAAAAATTAAATTTATAGATTAAATGTGTTTATGGTTTTTAAATATCCAACCAGTATTTATTCCATATTTCGATATTTTACCATTAGAACCTTTTGCTGAACTATAATTTAAATTGTGTTCTTTACAAAATTCTTTTAATCGTGTAGTTTTATATTCTTGATTAAATTTGGTGTTTATACATACCCACTTATATGATTGACTTTCGGATATTTTTGGGTATGTTTTCCCTGTTCTACTAATTGATAAATTTTTCTTGTGTTCTTCGGATTTTTTTATTCCAGTTAATGCAATTGATATATTATTTTTTTGTTGTTTGGTTCTACTTTGCCCGTTATTTGCAATTGATTTTTTTATACTGGATTCAATAGACATAACTTTTCCTGTTTGCGCAAGACTCATTTTTATTTTAGTTTGTTCTGATATTGTTTCTGAATTTGATCCTCCATCCAATCCATTTTCAAAGATTAAGTTAGCCCAATCATCCGACTCAACAATATTATTTTCATAAGAAAAATTTAAAGCAAAAGAAACTAATTCATCTATATTGGTAAACAATTTATACCATTTGGTTTCAATATATTGTTTTCCATATTTTTGTATATGTGATTTCCAATACTTACCTGACCCAAGATATTTTATTGGATTATTTCTCGTAGTTTTACAAAAATATTTTTTGCCTGTAATTTGATGCTGCTTGATCATCAAATATGTTGGTTTAAATTTTGAACGTTGATATTCTGTAATAATATAAGTATTTGTGCTGAACATTAATGTTCTCCATGAATATTGTAAGGAATGTTTAGTGCTACTGGGAATTGGCGTTCCGCGAGTAGCTTTTTTATTATTTATAGTTTAATAGAGAGAAATAAAATGAATTTTTGTCATGTTAATATTGAATTAACGGAATACCCAAGAGTTGATATAAATGGTAGCAGGCACTATCAAATAGGTCATAAATGTTATCCATCTATTACCAATGTCTTGGGTTCCACTGCTGATAAAACTCATCTTAATGAATGGCGGAAACGCATTGGAGATAACGAAGCTGATCGTATTTCCGCCAATTCATCTAAAAGAGGAACTAATCTTCACCTAATGTGCGAAGATTATCTTAACAATAGACCTCTTTCTTGTAAAATGCCTGATGCATTGGAAATGTTTTATTCGCTTAAACCTGTTTTAAATAGAATTAATAACATTCATTGCCAAGAAGCAACTCTATACAGTGATAAATTGCAAATTGCTGGAACTGTTGATTGTATTGCTGAGTTTGATGGATTATTATCTGTAATTGATTTTAAGAATTCGCGTAGGGATAAAAAAGAAGAGTGGATTCAAGATTATCTGCTACAGGAAACTTTTTATGCCCTAGCATATCAAGAAATGACTGGTAGTAAAATTAAACAGATCGTAACAATAATTGCGGTTGAAGATCGAAAACCTCAAGTTTTTGTTAAAGAGATTAGACCTTATATTAAGCCATTAGTTGAAAGAAAACGTTTATATTTAAATAAATATTAGATACACAGTTATTTGAGGTCTATAATGAAAACGTTTAAACAATTTATTTTTGAATCGGCAAAGCCAAAAGAATATGAAGTAATCTCTAACAGTCATGGAGCGCATGCTGCTATTGAAAACCCCTATCATAAAAAAACAAAAGAATATGAAGTAATTTCTAATTCGCATGGATCTCATGCGAGTAAACCAACAAAACTAAAGGAAAATACTGAACATCCTAGTTTTGAAGAGCATTTTATGCCTAAAATTAAATCTACTGATGATCGTAATGAATTTAATAAAGGTATGGATGATCATATGGATAATTTACATGAAGCTCATCCTCATTCAGCTAGAGGAGAATTTCATCAAAATTTTTTCACGCAAGGTTCTTCGGGTATAACTGCAGATTTAATTGGTCATCATACAGAAGGTACACCATTAAAACATGGTAAATTTGTAAACGATTTGGATAAACATGGGTTCGTACCAGCTAAACATAAATTCGATACCTATTCTGGTGTTGGTTTTAATATTAAAAACGCTAAACCTGCTGGTAAAAGTAAACAAGGTAATCTAGTTTATCATCAACCAACTTATCTATCTTCTTCAATCGATAAACACGTTGCCAATTCTTTTGCATTAACTGCCGCAAGAAAAAATGATACTAAAGATGCTCATATATTGCATTGGCATCACGATGAACACGATCCTGTTGGCGTTGTTGGTAATAACAGCGAATATCCTCAAGAACTTGAAGTATTAATCCCAAGAACTGAGTCAACAGAAGCAAAACATCATATCGAACATTTAGGAACTGACAAATATAATGATCAATTTGGTAATACAGTTCATGTACATCATGTTAAACGTATTCCAGAATCAGAAATAACAAAGGATTAATATGAAATCATTTAAACAATTTATTTTTGAATCGGAAAAACCAAAAGAATATGAAGTAATCTCTAACAGTCATGGATCTCATGCATTTATTGATAAAAATAAAAAAAAACCAAAGGAATATGAAGTAATTTCTAATAGTCATGGCGCTCATGCAAGTAAATCAACAAAACTAAAAGAAGAACGCCTACGTTTACACCCCCATCCAAGTTTTGAAGAACATTTTTTACCTAAAATTTCATCAAAAAAAGAAAGTGATGCATATGACAAAGGTATTGGTAAAAGTATGGATACCTTACATAAAAATTATATGCATTCAGACGAAGGTAGAAAACAGTTAAAACAGTTTACAGAAGGTTCTGCTGGTATAACTTCTGACTTAGTTAAACATCATACAAATAATAGACCTTTAATTCATAAAAAACAAATTGATAACTTAGATAAACACGGGTTTATTTCGGCTAGGCATAAATTTGATACTTATTCCGGAGTAGGATTTAACATAAAAAATGCTAAACCTGCTGGTAAAAGTAAACAAGGTAATCTAGTTTATCATCAACCAACTTATCTATCTTCTTCTATTGATAAACATGTTGCAGGCGAATTTGGTTTACAAGCTGCTAAAAGAAATAAATCTAAAGACGTTCATATCTTGCATTGGCATCATAATGAAGGAAATCCGATTGGCGTTATAGGAAAACATAGCGAGTACCCTCATGAGCATGAAGTATTAATTCCTAGAACCGAAACTACTGGAAATAGACATCATATTGAACATATAGGCACTGACAAATATAGAGACGATAACGGAAATACAGTTCACGTGCATCATGTTAAACGCATTCCGGAATCGCAAATAACAAAGGATCCTAATGAAAAAGTTTAAACAATTAAGAGAAGAGTTAGTTAAAATATCTGGACAAAAAGGTTCGAATCCAGGTGGTACATATAAAGATACTGAAAAACATACTGAACATTATATTAAACACCCAGAAAATCCAGATCAAGCAAAAACAGAAGTTTTATCTTCTAAACTTCATGAATTAATGGGAATTCACACACTTAAACCTAAATTAGTTAATGTTGAACGAAATAAAACTTCAGTATCAACAGAATTTAATCATAATCTTGAACCAGTTACTTCTAAACATATTCCGCATTTAACTAGTGAACATCATAAACAATTAGGTAAAATCTATGCTGCTGGTGTTCTTACTAAAAATTGGGATGCGATGGGAACTGGTATAGAACACGGGCAAGGAAACGTTTCCCTAGATAAAAAGAAAGGTCATCTTGTTTCAACAGACCAAGGCGGATCTTTTAATTTTAGAGCACAGGGCGGACATAAAGATTATGGACATGATATAGCAGAAAAAGATTCTTTGAAAAACCCTAGTATGTCAGAGGGAGCTAAGTTCTTTAATAAAGCAATGGAACATCCTGGAGTTCGAGAACATGTTGTTAACTCGTTAAAAAGTATGCATCCAGATAAAGTTCATGAGGCATTTAAATCCTCTGGATTAAGTAACTGGGAAGAATTGCATAATAATTTTACACAAAGACATAAAAAACTGCTTGACAATCTAGAATCTTCGTAGTATAATAAATTTATGTTAACTTTGAGTGGGAATTAAATTATGTGGATATGTACAAATTATGGGTTTTTTAGTATTGTTAAAGTAAATCCATTATATATAAATGATGGTGATAATGCTGTAAATGAAGTTTTTGCTATTAGAGCTAGAGATATAAAACATTTACAGCACGGGTTTCCAAATAAAAAAGTTTTTCAATACCCTAACTCAGATTATGGATACAGGGTATATTTGACTGTAGAAGAATTAAATGAATTTTTGTTAAATGAAGTTCAACAAATAAATTATGCCAACTTTAAAAATTCAGTTAAGGATTCCAAATTACATAAATTCTTTAGTGAGATTTGGTATTTGGGAGTTTCTATTTTATGCGATAAACCTAATAATCGGAGGGTATAAATACTCCTATATCATTAAGTTTTGAAATTTTTTAACAAAATTAGTAGCTTTTCAGGAAAAGATAAGTCCTAATTTCATAATTAAAAGTATTTGCTGGGATTGTATTGGATGCTTTTTAAGGAGAAAAACAAAGATGTATTCAATTGCGAAAAAGGCGATAATTCTTGCTATTCTAATAATAATATCTAAAGCGAGTTTCGCAGAATCGTTATATGACGAATCAGAAAAAACGTGCTTGGCTAAAGTAATTTATCATGAAACCAGAGGAGAACCTTTATCTGGTAAAAAAGGTGTAGCTAAAGTTGTCTTAAATCGAAAATCCGATAAACATTTTCCCAAAACAATATGTTCAGTAGTTAATGAAATTACTACTCATAAAGGGAGAAAAGTCTGTCAATTTTCATGGGTATGTACCCGACCCAAAATTAAATGGGGTAGTGCTGAGTGGAAAAATAGTTTAGAATTATCTAATGATATTCTAAGCAACAAGGTTTCTCTTCCAGACTTTGGTTTAAATGTATTGTTCTTCAGAAGTATTAACTGCAGACGAGGGTTTGGAAAGGGTAATTACAAGCTAGTGTCAAAACTAGGTAAAACTAACTTTTATACAAAGAAGATTGCTTAATGGAAAACTTTGAAGAAATGCATAAATTCTCGAATATTATTTTTGATAAAGTAAAATCGAGTAAACTAGAGTATCTAGATGCAATTGTATCGTACTGCTCGGAAAAGGAATTGGAAGTTGATTCGATTATATCGCTGATATCTCCAGCTCTTAAATCTAAAATGGAAGAAGAAGCTATTGGGCTGAGGTTGATAAAAAATTCATCTCCGCGCTTGACTTTTTAAAAGTAGTATAGTATAATTATTGAGTAGGTGAAACAAAATGTCAGGATATACAGCTTGTTGCTTATATCGAGCCTTAAAACTACATTTTACAACAGATTATGATTTCAATAAGTATAAAGGAAAAGTAAAATATACTCCTGCGCAGTTTGATAAAAATTCACATAAATATGTGTATGAAAAACTTGCAAAGAAATTTAGCGATGAGGATCTTAAAAAATTCTTTATCGCTAATTTTTTGCAAAACGAAAACGTATGGGTTCAAGACTTGTTATCGCAGGAAGCATATGAAAATTTCGTAAAGTTTAATACGAAATGTCAATCATTATCTTATGTATTTGAAGGCGAGTTAATATCAATTTTTGGTGAAGAAAATCATAAATTGTTATTCAAATCAAATAGTGATGACCTTCCGTTATTATTAACGAAGTTATTACGAAATGAAGTTTCTCCGGAAACTATATTAATTATGAATGAGTTTTTACATTTTCTACCTAAATGGGAAGTAAATATTAAAGATGAATTCGTTTGGCCAAAAGTTAAACTTA